TAACCCATAAGTCTGTGTTTGAGGCTATGCCGCAACCTTGGTTTGATGTAGTATGGGGGGCGGGTGGTCTAATTGGCGAAGATGTGCATTTTTGCGTGAAAGCCCTAGATCACGGGATTAAGACTTTCGTGGATCACGAATTGAGCCTCGAAATAGGACACATCGGGACGCACGAATACCGGTGGAGCGATGTCGAATATGGCCCTAAACAGTTACGCCAATCTGCAAACAACGATAGCTAATTATCTCTCACGAGATGATCTTACTTCCGCGATCCCTGACTTCATCCAACTCGCAGAGATTCGACTCCGTAGAGATTTACGCTTGCGGCAAATGCTTACGCAAACATCGGTTACGGCGACCGGTGGAGTCTCGACAATTAACCTCCCTAGTGACTTCCTGCAAGCAAGGGATGTGTACGTTGACTCTGACCCCGACTTCCCTATTACGTTCGCAACGCCGTCCATCTTTATTCGGAACGGTAGGACGAACCAAAGTGGTGTACCAGCTTTCTACACCATCCTTGGGTCTACGATTCAATTTGCCCCAATTCCTGACAGCAATTACGACATCAAGATCCTCTACTACGCGGCCCCTGCGTTTTTATCTACGTCAAATACGTCAAATCTCTGGATTACGACCTGTCCGGATGCACTCCTCTACGGGTCGCTAGGCGAGGCTGAACCCTACCTCATGAATGATCCCAGGTTACAGACCTGGGGTGCGCTTTATGATCGCGCTATTGCTGCACTCACGCGTTCAGACGAGGAAGGTCAGTATTCGGGTGTGCCTTTAACCATGACGTTGGCTAAACGATGAGAGTCAACTTTGGTGAGTGGTTGCCGGATCAACCAGGGGTAGCAGGTGCGCTGGTTGAGGCGTTAAACGTTATTCCTCAACAGGTGGGTTATGGGCCTCTATCTGCGCCTAGTGAATGGAGCAATGCGGCTTCAGAGTCGCTTAATCAAGTTGTGTCTGCGACTTCTACGGATGAGTCAAACACGGTCTTTGCGGGCGGCGAGACGAAGCTATTTAAGCTAGGAACAAACAGGAACCTTACGGACGTTTCTAAGGCTGGAGGTTACACAACGCCTTCGGATCAGAAATGGCGGTTTGCTCAGTTTGGCAACCGACTGATTGCCGCTAATGGTGGTGACAGACTTCAGGGATGGTTATTAGGCACATCCACAGCATTTGCAGATCTTGGTGCTGCTGCGCCTAAGTCAAGGTATGTCACAACGGTCAGAGACTTTGTAGTCGCGGGATTCAACAACGGAACAACGGTCTACCCCAATAGAGTCGAGTGGTGCGCGTTAGGTGATGAAACAAGTTGGACACCTTCCGCTACGACGCAAGCAGACTATCAGGACATCCCAGACGGTGGGCATGTCAAGGGTTTGACGGGCGGTGAGTTTGGACTCGTGTTTATGGATCGTGCGGTTGTCCGCATGTCTTACGTTGGAAGCCCTCTTGTGTTTCAGTTTGACACGATCTCGCGGGGCTTAGGGTGCTTAGAGTCTGGGTCTGTCGTTCAGTACGCAGGATCAAGTTTCTTTTTGTCTGATGACGGGTTTTATGTCTGTAATGGGCAGACTGTGCAGTCTATTTCCGTTGAGAAAATCGACCGTTGGTTCTTTAATACGGTAGACATCTCACAACTGTCTACGATGTCTGCTGCTGTAGACCCTCTTAAAAACCTTGTGATATGGGCGTTTAAGACGGTAGACCAGACCACTGCTCTGCTCATTTACAACTTCAATCTTTCTAAGTGGTCTCATGCTGAGGTTACGTTAGATTCGATTGCATCTTCAACAGCAATAACGACATCTTCTTCGTCAGGTTTAACGTTAGAGCAACTAGACGCATACGGAAGCATTGATACGCTGCCTGCAAGCCTAGACTCTTTTGGGTACACGGTTACGTCTAACCTTCTTACAGGCACGATAGGAACAAAGATCGCAGCTTTCTCAGGGTCAAACTTAACGGCTAGTATTATTACGCCTGACCTTTCCATGAATGACATGCCTTCGGTTGTCACCTTGGTAAGACCTGTTATTGACAGCGGTTCTTGTTCCGTACAGATCAACTCCAGAAAGCGTTTGAACCAACAAACAGACTTTACGGGTTCTACATACTCGTCGAACTCTGATAACAGGATAGGTCTACGCTCGGCAGGAACTTACCATCGGTTAAACGTCATTCCTTCTGGTGTCTGGACTTCCGCGGTTGGTTTGGATGTGACGGTTGTGCCACAGGGTATGCGATGATCTTCAGGACGCTACCTCCGTTTGGTGGCGATCAGCGAGCCGTTGCTGAGATTGTCCGCAACATCATGGACGGCAAGACGAATAACACCGGAACGGTGACGCTTGCCACAGGAAACGCCACCACAACCACGATTACAGACGCGAGGATAGGGGTAGAGAGCAAGATTATTCTCATCCCTTACTCTGCCAATGCCTATGTGAGTGGACTGCCCTACGGATCGTTTTTCGACGTTAACGACCAAACGGCTGCAAGCACGACAGCATCCTATGCAGTCACGTTTTCCAATACGGATTTAAGCAACAACGTCTACTTATCGAACTCAAGTCGGATTAACGTCAGAGCGGCGGGGAAGTACAACCTTCAGTTTTCTGTGCAGTTTGCAAACGCTGACACGCAGATCCAAGACGCTGACTTGTGGCTAAGAAAAAACGGCACTGACCTTACTAACTCCAATTCTCAGTTCTCGATTCCTAATTCTCACGGCGGAACAGACGGGCACTTGATTGCTGCGCTTAACCTTTTTGTTGATCTCGTGGCCAATGACTATGTTGAACTTGTTTGGGCCGCAACAAGCACACAAGTAAGGCTAGAGTACATAGGGACACAGTCAAGCCCGACAAGACCGGCAACACCGTCGGTTATTCTGACGATGCAACACATCTCTGATGGGCCATTGGTTTACGTTTCAAGCGTAACGAACGGTTCTGCGACTGTTACGCACTATCCTAATTCAACGTCTGATATGACATACGGCTATGTGGTGGTCGGATGAATGTGCAATACATCAAACAAGACGAGCTTAGGGGTGTCTGGCAGTACATCAAGCCAGGATTGGAAGTCATCCTTAAGAAAAGCCCAGAATCGTGGATACCTGAGGACATTTACTCGGACTGCTTTACGGGAAGATCACTTCTTTGGGTGTTTGTTGAGGATAACTCTGTTGTGGGCTTTGTTGTTTTGCAGCCTATCGGCGATAATTTGCATATTTGGTGCGCTTATGGCAAGGGAGATAGTCGTGCAGGCTTGGATCATGTTCTCGGCATTGCGAGAAGTGGTGGCGCGAAAACTATCAGCTTTGATTCGTGGCGTAAAGGCTGGGATCGCAAGGCTAAGGCGTTAGGTTTTAGACCCCGTAAGTGGGTGAGAGAGGTTTAACATGGCTGGTGGCTCTACAAACACGGTTACGAGAACCGAACTTGACCCGACAATGCGTCCGTATGTCCAGTATGGACTACAGGAAGCGCAAAGGCTTTATCAGCAAGGTGCACCTGAGTTTTACACAGGCCAGACCTATGTAGGCCCGTCTCAACAGACTCAGTCTGCGCTGTCTGCCATGCAGACAAGGGCTATGCAAGGCAATCCGCTTGTACCTTTGGCGCAACAACAGTTAGCAACGACGTTAGGTGGTTCTCGTGCTGAGACATTGGCAGGCGCAACAAGTCCGGTCTTAGCTAATACGGTTGCTGGTGGTTATCTCGGACAGAATCCGTACTACACGGCAGCACTACAACCCGGGTTCCAAGCAGCAACAACTCAGTACCAAGACGCAATCAACCAAATGCGGTCTCGCGCTTCTCAGGCGGGACGTTACGGGACTAACGAAGCCTTAATGAGCCAAGAGCAACGCGCACAAGGCGCACTTGCTAACGCACTTGCAGGGCAGGCTGCACAGTTGGGTTACTCCGGTTACGAGGCTGAGAGAGGTAGGCAACAACAAGCACTAGGCATGGGGCTGGATCTCTACGAAGCAGAGAGGGCTAGACAACAAGCGGCGATCGGTGCTGCTCCAGGCTTGGCTGCACAGGACTACACGGACATTGCACAACTTGCTCAGGCGGGTCAGACAGCAGAGAGTTATCAACAAGCAGCCCTACAAGACGCTATTCAGAGATTCAACTACCAACAGCAAGCACCTTATGCAGCCTTACAGTCATTCCTCTCATCTTCCTTTGGTGCACCACAGGGGATGCAAACGGTTTCGCCTAGTTACTCTAACCCGCTTGCAGGCGTACTTGGTGCAGCACTAGCAGGAAAGGCTTTGTTGTCGTGAGTGGCGTAGAACCTCTTATTGCAGCCGAGGTTATCGGTTCTACTGCTGCTGCTGGTGCAGCCGAAGCCGCTGCTGCTGCCGCTGCTGCTGAGATGGCTACTGCTGCTGCCGCCTCTCAAGCCGCTGCATCCGCTGGAACTGCTGCCGCTGCCGCTGGCACTGCTAACCCATTCTTAGCGACTGCCTACGGTTCTTTGCCTGGTATGACAATGGGGTCACAGCAGGCGGCAATGCTTGCAGCGCAGACAGGTGAGTTTGGTTTACCTGGACTTATGTCTACAGGTGGTTCTGCGACTTATGCTGGTGCTGGTGGCCCGTTAGCTAAAATGGCTTTTTCCTCTGGATCGCCTACGGCTATGCGTATGGGTATGCAAGGCATGAATATGATGCAGCAGTCAGCCCCGCAAGCACCGCCTCCTCCAGGCATCAAGCGCGGACAAGTCCCGCAGGGTGTAGATTTCAACTCGTTGCTCGCTCAACCAGTGCAACGCAAGCGCATCTCTCTGTTGTGAGGGCAAGATGGACGAATACTTAGCTCGATTGTTTGGAAGTCAACCGTCTTACATGGGGCAACTCATGGGGGCAGACGACGCAGAAAGGCTTCGTCAAGAAGCGCAGCGTCAAGGTTTGTTAGGGACGGGTATAGGTTTACTTATGGCTTCTGGGCCTTCTGCACAACGTCAGAATATCGGGCAGATTGTTGGTCAGGGGTTGATGGCAGGACAGCAGGCCTACCGTGGTGCAATGCAGCAAGCGGTGCAGGATAGGATGACTGGATTGCAGCTTGCTGAGATGGTTCGTAAACAACAGGCAATGGAAACCGCAAGAAAAGAGTTGCCTAAACTTGTGCAAACCACTGAGACACCTGGAGCGCAAATTCCTCTTCCGGTTCCAATGGATGAAGAAGGTAATGTCATGCCAGAGGCGCGTATGCCTGGGCAGATTACGCGAGCAATCAACCCTCAATCTGCTGCTGCTCTTCGTCAGGTGTTAGATCCTAAGCAATACGCAGACTTAATAAAGGCGGCAGAAACAGAAATTGGCATCAATGCGCCTAAACACGAGAAAGTTGGTAATCGAGTTATTGCTATAAACCCTGACGGGACGGTTAAGGTTCTTTATCAAGGGCCACAAAATCTTGAATTTAGGGCTGTTGGCGATACGGTTTTTGGTCTTAATCCTGAGACCGGCGCAAAGGTTACGGAATTCAATGCGGAGTCATCTCCACTACCTCCTGCTGCAAAGGTATATGCTAGGGTTTACTTCCCTGGTATTGCATATACGTCATTGAGCCCTGAGCAAGTAGCGCAAGCAATGAACTGGGCGCAAATGGCAAGCCCTGCTGACGTTGCTACTTTAGAACAAAAGAATGTTGAATTACAGGCAACGGTAGGAGTAAGAGGGCCATCTGTTCCGCAAAGACCATTACTAGCGCCTCCTGCCGCCACTCCTCAAGCTACTCAGCAAGTCGCACCTCAAGTCGCACCTCAAGCCGCTAGGCAAGCACAGCCTGCGCCGCAACCGGTTGCACAGCCTGCGCCAACACAAGCCGCACCACAACAAGCATTGCAAGCACCTGTTTCAGGAGAACCTGCTTACACGCAATCAACGGTAGAAAATCCAACGGTTGTTAATCCAGCTATCCCGTTAAAAACTCGCAATGAGTTTAAGTCTAAACAACCGCAAGCAATGAGTGCGACGGTATCAATGCTTAGGACGTATCGAGACACGCAAAACGACATTAGAAACCTCATTAACAATGACGCTGGTTTGAGAGCGGCTTCTGGGTTTGGCGGCGAGTTGGTTTCTGCTGTTCCAGGAACTGAGGCTGCAAACGCAAAAGCAATTCTTGATAAGCTAAAAAATCGCAGTTTTGTAGCTAATATCAATGAAATGAGAGCCGCTTCTCCAACGGGTGCTGCTGTTGGTGCGGTTACAGAACGAGAAGGGGCGAGGTTTGAAAACCTTATCGCCAGCCTATCTCAAGCCCAAACATACGATCAGCTTAAGAGGCAGTTGGTTGAGTTGGATAACTTCTTGTTAGAAACGTCTGGTGCTACCAAAAACGCTTACGAACAAGATTTTGGGCGAAACCAAACAATCAACAGCGTTTTCTCGCAAATGCCAAAGGCTTTGACTCAACAGCAAGTTACCCCTGGTGATCTTGGTAGTGCCGCTAGGCAAGAGCTTGAGAGAAGAAAGCAAAGGAAATAGTGATGGCTATCGATCTAAGCAAGCTATCAGATGCAGACCTTGAGGCGTTAGCCAATAACGACCTGTCTAAGGTTTCTGACGCTGGCCTCAAGTATATTGCTAGACAACAGCCAGTAGACAGGCCTATAGAAGAGCGTGTCTCTCGTATCCCTGGGCTTGTGGCTAGAGGCATGGCCCCTTCAATGATGGGTGCTGCTCTTGGTGCTCCTCTTGGCCCTGTAGGGATGCTTGCTGGATCTTTAGCCGTTCCTGCTGCTGAGTTAACTTCACAGGCTTATAACGCAATAGTCCCAGAGGAATACCAGTTAAAAGTAACACCTTCTCAAGCTATTTCTAACCTGCTTACGCAGATTGGTTTACCGCAGCCGGAAACAACGCCAGAACGCATGATTACGCAAGGTTCTAGCGCGTTAGGCGGTACAGCGGCATCAATCCCTGGTTTTATGCGTTTAGGTCAGGTTGCAGCAACTCCAACAGGTAGAGCGGTTTCTACGCAAATGGCCGCCGCTCCAGGTTCTCAAATGGTTGCCGCTCCTGTAGGTGCTGCGACAGGCGAAGCTGTAGAAAGCGCGACAGATTCTCCGCTTGCAGGCATGTTTGCCAATGTTGTTTCCGGAGGTCTAGCCGGTGCAAGGCGTGGAGAGAAACCAACGGTTCCAACAAGAGAGTCTGTCAAAGACGCTGCTAGGGCAGCATACGAGGTTGCTACGTCTGCTGGCGTTATCGTGCAGCCTAATAGCTTCCAAAAGCGTTTAAGCGACATTGAGACTACAGTTAAGTCTGCTGGTTTTGACGCAGATCTACATCCTAAAGTCGCTGCTGTTTTAAGGCGTTTTCAGAATGAAGGCCAAACGCCAAAGACGTTAGACGAGTTAGAGATTCTAAGGCGCGTCGCAAACAGTGCTGCCGGATCTCTAGAAAAAGACGAGCGCAGGCTTGGCCGAATGATTATCTCTAAGCTAGATGATTACGTTGAGAACCTTGGTCAGGCTGACTTAATTGGTGGTAATGCGGCTGCTGGGTCTACAGCACTAAAGACTGCTAGGAATTTGTGGTCAAGAAGCGTCAAGACAGAAACCCTAGACGACATCATTGAGAAGGCAACGACTTCGGCTTCTCAGTATTCTCAGTCAGGCATGGAGAACGCGCTTAGAACGCAGTTCAGGCAATTGGCAAACAACAAAAACAGGCTGAGTCAATTCAATAGCGAAGAGCAGGCGGCTATCAAATACGTTGCTCGTGGCGGCGATATACAGAACGTCCTTAGATACCTTGGCAAGCTAGCTCCAACAGGCGTTGTATCTGGTGGTTTATCTACTGGCGCAGGCTATTTGTTTGGCGGGCCTCTTGGCGCAGCCGTTCTTCCTACGGTTGGGGCTGCATCTAGGTTTGGCGCGGAGCGAATGATGCAGCAAAACGTAGAAAATCTACGCAATCAGGTGCTTATGGGTAGGCAAATAGGCCGAGGAACGCCTACAATCTACAGTACGCCAGCAGCAATGCGCGGCTTGCTGTATTCGAATCAAGAGGCTGAGTGATGGCTAAGACGAAAATAAGTGAGTTTTCCTCAACTCCAGGCAATAACACCGACATAGACGGTATCGACATTGCTGAGGGTTGTGCGCCTAGTAACATCAACAACGCTATTCGGGAGTTGATGAGTCAGCTTAAGAACCAACAAGCTGGACTCGATGGCGACACCTTCACGGTCTCAGATGTTTTAGCGGTTCAAGGTGTAGCTGCAAATGCAGGACGAGTCAGGATTGGTGAGGACTCAGACAACGGCTCGAACTACATCGAGCTTCGTGCAGCCTCAGCGATGGCAAGCAACGTTACGTTTACGCTGCCAGACGCAGATGGTGCTGCTAATGCAGTCTTAGGGACGGACGGTGCAGGCAATCTCTCGTTTTCGAGTGCGACAGGCACAGGAAACGTTGTCAGGGCGACATCTCCAACGCTCACGACTCCAAACCTTGGCACTCCTTCTGCCGCGACACTAACAAATGCGACAGGGCTCCCGATTTCAACAGGGGTTTCTGGACTAGGGACTAATGTAGCTACAGCCTTAGCGGTCAACGTAGGTTCTTCTGGAGCCTTTACGACCTTTAACGGCGCGATGGGAACGCCATCGAGCATTACCCTTACCAACGCGACAGGGATGCCACTGTCGGGCGTTACGGGCTTGGGAACGAACGTCGCTACTGCGCTGGGTGTCAACGTAGGGTCTACAGGCGCATTTGTTACGACTTCGGGTTCTGGTGCTGCTGGAACCTGGGGGATCTCAATCTCAGGTAATGCCGCAACGGTTACAGACGGTGTGGTTACTTCAGGGTCTTATGCAAACCCTGCTTGGATCACATCGCTTGCCTCTTCCAAACTCACGGGAACGATCCCGATTGAGACAGGCGGCACAGGACAAGGAAGCAAGACTGCTGCCTTCAACGCCTTGTCTCCTTTGTCTACCAAGGGTGACATCGTTGCTCACTCAGGCACAGATAACGTCAGGGTGCCTGTAGGCTCAAACGGACAAGTGTTGGTTGCTGACTCTTCTGAGACAGGTGGGGTCAAGTGGAGTACTGTTTCTGGTGTCGGTACGGTGGTAAGTGTTGGCATTACACCACCTGCTTTCTTGACGGCTGGTTCTCCCGTTACTTCGTCTGGAAACATTACCCTTACTTATTCAGGAACAGCGATTCCTGTTACTTCTGGGGGCACAGGACTAACCAGTCTTGGTGCTGCGTTGGATGTCTTAAGGGTCAACTCGGCAGGAACTGCTTTAGAGTTTGCGACACTAGCCACAGGTGGCGACGTTACAGGCCCAGCAAGCGCAACTAACGGTCAGTTAGCAATCTACAACGGCGTTACAGGAAAGATCCTCACCGGATCATCGGTAACAGGTGTCCTGAAGGCTTCTTCTGGTGTAGTGGCTGCCGCTACAGCAGGAACCGATTACGTCGCTCCTGGTGGTGCGTTAGGAACTCCCTCGTCTGGTACGCTCACAAACGCCACTGGTTTACCAATCTCCACAGGGGTTAGTGGTCTCGGAACAAATGTTGCAACTGCGCTTGCGGTTAATGTTGGTTCGTCTGGCGCAATCATCACAAACGGTGGTGCATTAGGTACACCATCTTCTGGAACCCTTACGAACGCCACAGGGCTTCCAATTTCCACAGGGGTGTCAGGCTTAGGTACAGGCGTAGCAACGGCCCTAGCGGTCAATACGGGCTCCACAGGGGCTATTGTGACGAGGAACGGTGCGCTAGGCACACCTTCTTCTGCAACGCTCACAAACGCGACAGGATTACCTCTTTCATCAGGTGTCACAGGAACCCTTCCTGTCTCTAATGGTGGGACGGGTCTAACTGCTTTAGGTTCTGCTCTGCAAGTCTTGAGAGTCAATGCTGGTGCTACGGGGTTAGAGTTTGCAAGCGGGTCTAGCGGTGATGTAACGGGGCCAGCGAGTTCAACAGATAACAGAATTGTTAGGTTTGACGGTACGACAGGCAAGATCATCCAGAGTTCGTCTGCAAGCATCACAGACACGGGACAGGGTTCTTTTGTTGGTTACATGCAAGTCACTGCCAACACAGGCGCGGGGACTTCTGGTTATCTTGAGCTCCAATCTAACGATGCGGGATCGGGCACTAAGACGCTTCGGATTCAGCCCTCCAGTGCTGCGTCAACCTCAACACAGACTTATGTGTTCCCGACCTCTTATGGAACGAACGGTCAGACGCTTAATACAGACGGCGCGGGTAATCTTTTCTGGGGTACGGCTTCAGGTACAGGTGATGTCTACGGCCCTGTAGGTGCGACTAATAACCAGATAGCACTTTTTGACAGCACGACTGGTAAGTTAATCAAGGCAGCAACAACGACGGGTCTGTTGAAAGCCTCGTCAGGTGTGATTGCTGCCGCAGTCTCAGGTACGGATTACGCACCTGCCACTTCTGGAAGCGGGATTCTTAAGGGCAACGGTTCAGGTGGGTTTTCTACCGCGTCGTCTGGTACGGATTACGCTCCTGCGACCTCAGGCACATCAATCCTCAAGGGTAATAACTTAGGTGGTTTCCAGGCTGCTCAAGCCAATGTTGACTATCAGCAAGTCATCAACGTCACGGGGCTTGTAAAAGCATCGGGTTCTGGTGTTGTTGCTGCTGCTGCTTCTGGGATTGATTACGCGCCTGCAACATCGGGAACCAATATCCTAAAGGGTAACGGCTCTGGTGGGTTCACGCAGGCCACATCGGGGACTGACTTTGTGCCACCATCAGGAACGGGCGCGACCGGAACCTGGGGTATCTCGATTTCAGGTAACGCTGCTACAGCGACTTCGGCAACGTCTGCAACGTCCGCAACCACAGCGACCACGGCAACAAACATTGCAGGTGGTGCTGCCAACCGAATTGCAGTTCAGAGTGGATCAGGTGCGACAGGCTTTATTGCTGCGCCAACGTCAGGGTCAACTTATCTCCAGTGGGACGGAACAGCCTTCACATGGACAACGGTTTCTGGTTCTGGTGACGTTGTAGGCCCAGCATCTTCCACAGACAACGCAGTTGCAAGATTCGACGGGACAACCGGAAAACTTGTCCAAAACTCTGCTGTCACGATTGCAGACACGACGGGCGACATCACAGCAGGCAAGTTCAACGGGCTTACAGTCTCGACGACCACAGGTACTTTGACGCTTGCTAACGGTTCTACGCTTGCGACATCAGGTGCTAACAGCGTCACGATTACAAGCACAGGAACGACAAACGTCACGGTTCCGACCACAGGAACGTTAGCAACGCTTGCAGGCTCCGAGGCACTCACCAACAAGACCATCAACGGTTCTAGCAACACGATTACAAACGTCTCGTTGTCCACAGGCATCACAGGGACGCTAGGAACAACGAACGGTGGTACAGGTCTAACGACCATCGGAACTGCTTTACAGGTTCTCCGTGTCAACTCTGGTGCTACTGCTTTAGAGTGGGGTACGGTTTCTGCAAGTCCTGGCGGTTCTAATACTCAAATTCAGTTCAACAACTCAAGTTCGTTTGGCGGTTCTGCAAACCTTACTTGGGATGGCACAAACGTCCAGATCGGGGCTACAGGAGCCTTACGGTTTGCGGACACAGACTCATCCAACTATGTAGCTTTCAAGGCTCCAGGGACGGTTTCTGCAAACGTAACGTGGACACTTCCAAGTGCTGATGGCACTAACGGCCAGATCTTGCAAACAAACGGATCTGGTACGCTTTCATGGGTCACAAACACAGGTGGTTCTGGTATTTCAACAGGCAAGGCTATCGCTATGGCGATGATCTTTGGGTTCTAGACTAGAGGCTAAAAATGGCTGCTCCAAACATTGTTAACGTCGCAAGCATCGTTCCCCACACAGTGACGGTCACTCCTGCTGACACCAGTAGAAACGCGCTAGTCACTGCTCCTGCAACGGGTGCAGCGCATAAGATCAACTCCATTATTGTGTCGAATATAGATGGAACGAGTTCTTATGATGCTACGGTTGAACTAAGACTCGCAGATGGGACGACTTATCGAGCAATTGCTTCGACTGTTGCGGTTCCTGCTGATGCGTCTTTGGTTGTCGTCGATAAAAGCACAGCTTTATATCTCTTGGACACATCAGTCACGGGCGAGGCTAGTACCATTTATGTGACGAGTTCGACAGCAAGTAAACTTACGTTTAGTTGTTCCTACGAAACCATAAGCTGAGGTTACTATGCTTAGAGGTAACGGCGGGGTCATAGGCCCAGCAAACATCCCAACTCAGTCAGCAGCCAAAGGTGTCTGGTCACTGCAAGAGCAGTATTTAGCGCAACGACAAGGTATTTGGCCGCTTTCCATTCTTCCCGACCCTTACTTTGAATACACCACACTCCTGCTCCCAGGCAACGGAACCAACGGCGCACAGAACAACACGTTCTTAGATGCGTCTACTAATAACTTCACCATCACCCGCAACGGCAACACCACACAAGGCACTTTCTCACCGTTCTCGCAGACGGGGTGGAGCGGTTCTTTCAACACAAGTACAACGTACTTAACGGTTACAGACACTTCAAATCTACGTTTTGGCAGCTCAAACTTTACGATTGAAGCATTTGTTTATCGTGCTGCAAGTGGAGCGACACAAACAATTGCCAGCAAAGGAGCGTCTACACCGACAGGTTGGGTTTTCCAGATTAGTTCGGCAGACAAATTGGTCTTTACAGACACAAGCACAAGCATTACCGGAGCAACTTCATTAGCAGCTAATACATGGTACTACGTTGCGGTTGTTCGTGCCGGAACTGGATCAAATCAAACCACGTTGTATGTCAATGCGGTATCAGACGCAACAGGAACGTCTGCGACTACCTTCAGTCAAACAGACAACATGAAGATTGGTGCTGATCGTAGCAACACAAATTTTGCTAACGGTTATATCTCAAACTTAAGATTAAGCAATACAAACAGGACAATCTCAAGTACACCAACCTCTGCATTGGCAGCAGACTCTAATACTATTTTCTTAGGGCTTTACAACAACAGATTCCAGTACACAGACAGCACTGCTGCGTTTACAAATATGACTGTTACGGGGACTCCCTCCGTACAAGCCTTCTCCCCATTCAACCCCACCTCAAGCTGGTCTGCTACGACTAATGGTGGGTCAGGGTATTTTGATGGGAGTGGGGATTATTTGAGTGTTGCTAACAACACGGCAATACAAATTGGTCAAACATATACGATTGAAGGCTGGTTTTATTTATTAGCATCAGAAGGACGTTTTTTCGGGAAATTTACTTCCGGTGTTGGTGGTTGGTTGCTTCTTGCTGGAACTACAAGTTTTACGTGGTATTACGCAAATGCTGGCGCTTCAACAATAACTGGTAGTTGGAATTTTAGAGCTAACTCGTGGAATCATGTTGCAATTTCTTCAAATTCTTCGGCAATGAGGGTTTGGCTTAATGGCGAATCTGTTGGGACTGTTTCAAGTCCTGTATCAACTCAAGATGACGGGGGTGCGTTGCTAATTGGTAATTACAACGGAACAGGCAGTATTTCATGGAACGGTTATCAATCAAACTTTAGAATCGTAAAAGGTTCTACGGTTTACGACCCAACATCCTCAACCATCACCGTACCAACAGCACCTCTCACTGCCATCACTAACACATCCCTCCTACTCAACTTCACCAACGCTGGTATCTACGATGCCACAAGCAAGAATGATCTGGAGACGGTGGGCAATGCTCAGATAAGTACGGCGCAGAGCAAGTGGGGTGGTAGCTCTATGTCGTTTGATGGGACGGGAGATTGGCTGCTTATTCCAGATCAACCAATACAACGCATAGGCACAGGCAACTTTACGGTTGAAGGATGGGTGTATAGAAACTCATCAGGAACCTATGGTCTTATTGGCAAAGGCACAGGAACAACGGGCTGGCTTGTATCCTTAAACAGCAGTAATCAGGTTGTATTTACCTACGGTTCTTCTACGATCACATCTACAGGGACGGTGTCCGCAACAACATGGACGCATATTGCTGTGGTGAGGGAAGGTACAAGCACCAATCAGACAAAGATTTACATCAACGGAACCAATGACGGGACAGGTACGGTAAGCACAGACTTTAACCAAACCAATTCAATGTACGTTGGTGCAGATAGAACAGGTGGAAGTGCTGCTAATGCGTATATGCAGGATGTTAGGGTTACTAACTACGCTCGATACACCAGCAACTTCACCGCACCAACAGCAGCCTTCCCAACCCTATAAGGATAGATATGTACTGGACTAAAAACGGGTCTATCCCATCACAGACAACAGACGGCACAGAGGGCTGGCAACAGGCTCCATCACCACCGGCAGAGATTCCTGAAGGCAAGGAGTTGGTATGGTTAAACTGGGAATGGATCATCCGTGACCCTAAGCCACAAGACAGAGCAGGCTACCAGTGGAATTGGCAGCACGATACAAGAAGCTGGGTAGAAGGTTCGTGGGGTACGGTTCCTGAGATCACAATAAGCACCCCAGAGCAAATAAGCAACTTAACTACAGCGCAAGTTTCTAACTTAACTACGGCGCAGATGCTATGACACCGGAACAAAAGAGCGATGTGCTCACGGAGGCCGTAAAAGCTGCGCCTCCCATAGCCATTACAACCGCTGCTGTTGGTGGATTAACACTAAACGAGTGGGTTGCTCTTGCCACATTGCTATATATTGTGCTTCAATCCGGTTGGCTTGTCTGGAAGTGGTATCACGCGATAAAAGACAAGAAGAATGAAAAGTCTCCCGCAGATAGTTAAAGTAGTTTGGGAAGATGCCTGCCATGACACTTTGGGTTGGGGTGATAGCCCAGAGAAAGCCAGGGAATTTCAAGTTCCGCTTGTTGTCTCAGTAGGTTTTTTGTTAGCAGAGACCAAGCAGGGCGTGAAAATTTGTCAGTCATTGACTGACGACGCAATTGCTCAGTCTTTGGTCATTCCTCGAAAGATGATCCAAAGCATTGAGCGCGGAGCTTGGCGTGAGAAAAAAGTCAGAAGATGAAGAGTTCATCGCAGTCTGGAAAGAACTAGGAAGCCCAACGAAGATTTCAGACCGTATCGGTCTTACTCTTCGCAATGTGTACGAGCGACGAAGGGCAATCGAGAAAAAATACAACATCCTTCTACCGACAAAAGATGCTCGTTTTACCTTACCAGAAAATCGTAGGCGAGCAACGCTAGAGGCCGAAGGCTATGTGATTGTATTTTCTGACGCTCACTTCATGCCTGGAGAACCTTCCGCTGGGTTCAATGCGCTCCTTAAACTCATCAAGACCCTAAAGCCAAAAGCGATTATCGCAAACGGAGACATTCTCGACGGAGGGACTATCTCCAAGTATGGCCCTATGGACTGGGAGCCAGTCACAAGCCTGCGCGATGAACTCGAAGCAGTTCAGTGGCATATGGATCAGATCGTCAAGGCTTGTAAAGGTCTAGGTACTTTCTTACATCGAACCACAGGCAACCACGACATACGGTTTGACAAAAAACTAGCTGGCTCTGTTCCTGAGTTCAAAGGCATTCAAGGCACAACTCTTAAAGACCATATACCTGAGTGGTCTGTCAGTTGGTCGGTGATGGTCAATGACATCTGCATGATTAAACACAGGCTCCAACACTCAGGTATCCACTCTGGCTACAACAACACCTTGAAAGCAGGCATCTCTACGGTCTCAGGGCATACCCATCTCTTGGAAGTCAAAGGATGGGGTGATTATCGAGGGCGCAGATACGGCGTATCTACAGGGATGCTTGCAGATCCTGATGGTAATCAGTTCACATACATCGAGGACAATCCCGTCCCTTGGTGTTCAGGCTTTGCTGTCTTGTGTTTCAGAGATGGTCTACTTTTGCCTCCTGAACTCGTTGAGGTTATCGAAGGGACTGCATACTTTAGGGGGCAAGCCGTTGGCTAACTTTGAATCTGCTTACGACAAGATGATGGAGGACGAGGGAGGTTACGTTCTTCACGAAGTCCAGGGAGACCGAGGAGGCCAGACCTATGCTGGCATTGCTCGCAAGATGCACCCAAAATGGGAGGGCTGGAATCATATCGACTACCAGGAAACACCTCCGACACAGCTAGTCCGAGACTTCTATAAAGAGCACTTTTGGGACAAGATCAAAGGCGATGATTTAACGCATGACGTTATAGCCTCGTCTCTCTTTAACTTTGCTGTCAATGCTGGCGTACCCGTATCTATCAAACTTGCCCAGATATGCGTCAAAACGGCCCCAGATGGCGTTATTGGCCCTAAGACCATATCAGCACTCAACCAAGCCAATCCTGAGCTATTTGTGGCTTATTACGCGCTGGCAAAGATCGCTCGTTATAGAGACATTGTGACGCGGGATAGAAGCCAAATGAAGTTCATGTTAGGTTGGGTCAATAGGACGCTCAAGCTATGAACCTGCTCGGAATCTCTTCCATCGTTGATAGCGTCGGAAAAGTTATCGGAGACTTGCACACATCCGATAAGGAACGCATGGAACTTGAGCTAGAGGCCAAGCGTATCGACCAGGCAATAGACCTCGGTCAGATGGAAGTTAACAAGGTCGAGGCAGCTAACCAGAATATGTTTGTTGCTGGCTGGAGACCTGCCATCGGTTGGGTTGGTGCTGGAGCGATGTTCTACCAGTTTCTTGCTTATCCGCTTTTAGTATGGGCATGGACTTGGATGCAGGCAGAACAGATTGTCCCGCAAGAGGTAAAGCCTCCTCCCATGCTAGACACCGACGCTCTATGGGTTATTTTAAGCGGTATGCTTGGGATTGCTGGAATGAGGAGTTTTGAGCGCGTTAAGGGCGTTGTTCCTCCGGCAAGAAACTAAGTCTTTTAATTCTATACATTACATTTTTCACGTCATAAGGCTGGATACATAGCATCTCAGCAACTTTTTTAGGAGACCTTAGCTTTTCGTAATTGCTGATTATTTTTTCTCTTACTTCATCGGTTATCTTTGACTTCGTAGAGTTACGGGCTTGTTGTTCGGCTGTTGCCCATCTGCAATTTTCTTTACTGTAAGGCCCGTTATTATTTATCCTATCTAACGAAAGACCGGTTGGCCTTGGGTTCATATCTTCAATAAAATTTCTTACGTCGTGCCATTCATCGCATACAAAAATGCCTCGTAATCCATAATTTTTGTATTTATGGTGGCTGGCCTTATAACACCTTGCCATCATTGAATGCCAAACAGGATAAAGCTCGTGCGACCAACACCCATGCTTTCTGTTTTTTATTGCTGCATTTGCTATACCTTTTAAGGTATCAAAGACTACGTTTGGGTCTCCATGTTTATACCATCGAAGGTAATGCTTTCTGCAAAACTTTCGAGCAATCACAGGCGATTGGCAATTTTCTATTGTGCATGTATTCATTCGCAAAGAATACATCATTTACGAACTCTTGAAAAGCCGCGGTGTTGCGCGGTAACTTCGTCTCGCACCATTTGCCCGATCTTGTCACCGTGTACCTTTTCGATCTTCTCGATGATCGGAAGTCGTTTGCTTTTAGCTAACTTTAAGATCATCTTCGCCCAGTCCTGAACGACAAACGGCAGTGCACTTTCGTACGCTGCCGCTATCTCCTCAACATCAGATGACTTAACTTGCTTGATAAGGTTGATCCACGATTCCACGGATCGACCACTCCTTAAACGCTTTGTGCTTTGCCATAGTATCTGGGCACTCGGTTGACGGCGGAATCCAGCCGTGTTCCCTCCAGATTTCCTCGACGAGTCGGAAACGATCTTTCCTCGTCTGAGCCTTTATCAAGTCTTGCCAACTCATAAAAGGCCTTTCGGGAACGGATAGACTGCATCAGCGTGAGGAGTCCCAGGCCTCGGTGCATTAAAGAACCTCCGTTTTTCCAACTCTGTAGGCTTCCAGAATGCTTCCGGAGCCTCAGACTTGATAATGTGAATGACCCTCTCTAAGACCGGAGAGTCATCCGAAATGTTTGCAGGACGCTTTGCAAACGCTTTTTTCAGCATGGTTTGGTGGTGTACGCTTAACATATCAAAATGGCACTGAATCGTCGTCATCGACTTTGGTTGATCTTACTTCCCCGTCTTTCTGCTGGAACTTTAGCCCCAGATACTTCCCGTCGGAACCTTCGTTGACCCATCCTGAGATCCAGTATTCAGTCCCGTTTATCATTGCTGAACCTCTGTAGTCTGGGTGTACGTCTTTCTCTTTCTTCTTGTTTTTGCTGATTGATCCTGTTAGTTCTTTTGGCATAGCGTTAACTCCATTTGATTAACTTCATTGAGAAAGGCAACCAGATCAGCCTCGATCTTGGTTAGCTCTTCCGGTTTTGGCTCGTAACGTACGATGAATAACTGTAGATGTTCAGGAAGCCTTGGGTCGAACGAAACAAAGTCGCACCAAGTCCTACCTGTCACGAGCATTTGAGTGAGCATTTGTGGCTTGTATTTAGTGGGAACCTCCTTAGCTAGTAAATAATCAACGTGAGTGTTTGAGTTAGGGCACTTGATCTCGATCAAACCAGACCCTGCAAAGCCATCAGGAGACGCTCCAAGCCACTTTATCGACTTGTGGGTATGAAACCCTGTCTGCTCGACGAAATGGCCTGTATGGACTTCGTAGGCGGCTCTGGCAACGGGTTCTTGTTCAGTACCCCATTGCATAGCTGCGTTTGTGAATGAATCACCTTGTAATCCCGTCAGACGCTCTGTAACGAGTTGGATCTGGTAGTTACGGCGCGTAGCTGTACCAGGTTTTGCAAGCGCGTCTGAAGCCCTGCTAGCGGTTAGGTGACCTAACCTTGCCTTAAACCAATCATCCGATCTTTGTTCCATTTTGCACCTTTAACCATCCTCGTTCGATCATTGCTTGCATTGTGTTGATGTACGCTTGGTTCCAGAAGTCTCGACGTTCTTCACGCGACATTTCTTTTCCCTGATCCAAGTATGAGTGACACTTAAAACAAAGAGATGCTACTAAAGCATCAGAGACCTTAATGCCCATGCCTTTGCCTTGATTCCTGTGGGCAGCGACTACAGTCCCGTCCTCACAAAAACATGATCCGCAAGGCATATTTCTACAAGCCTCGAGCAACTTTTTGTTGGTGTACATTGATCTTCCTTAAGTCAAGTTCAGCGTCCTTCATCTCGTCTGTCCAGACTAAACCCTTCTCGATTGCGTACTGCAATAGTTGCTCTACAAGATCCGAGAACTCAGACACGGTAAGCGAAGCAGTCGATGGTTCAATCTCTTTGACTTGACCTCCAGGAAGTTCAACAACACGAGATGGTAGAAACCTCGTCTTAGCCCACTCGTGCCAGATGTCTTGGGTGTACTGCTGGCCCATTAACTGTTCAGCACAAGCTGTCAGGATCGACCAATAGAACCGATTCTGAGCCGCTGTACGAGGAGGTTTGGAGATAGTTACCATATAGCCTAGTTCCGTGGCTTCTATGGCCTCTATGACCCTCCTGCGGTCATTCTCAGTTGTCAGTATTGATCTCATTTCTCAGATACCAGTTGTAGTTGGCTCGGAAGGCTCGTCTCTCAAAGTCGGTGAACTTATCGTGACGCTCTGAGAACATGGCGTTGACCATGCGTCTCTTAAATTCTTTGCTGTCAACGTCAAGCCACATCAGATAGTTATCAAGCCCAGACTCGTAAAGATCTCCGAATAGAAACCGCATGGCCGTGATCGTGTCGTCTTGTGGTCTAGTTTTGTAGGGTGCTTTGCAGGCATCATCGACTGCCAGTTGTATGACAGACCAGAGCAGTTTCTTGCATCGCTCTGTCTGGATCGAGTCCAACAATCCTTCTTCAAATGTGTTCAGGTTCATTTTCGTTTGTAGTAGTAAGCCCAGGCTTGCCTGTAGAGTTTTTCTTTCGTTACCAACTTGCGAGCCTCCAGAGCACGAATCATCTTCAAGGCATTTTGTGGTGTGCATCCAAACTTGTTAGCCAGATCGTTGAGTGACATCCAGTCGTCAAGTGCAGTTAAGTAAGCCGTTTGTGTTGGCGTTAGCGGTTTAGACTTGTTGAGCATCAACCGGCCAAACTTTTCCACCGACTTCAGGAACTCATCTCGGTGAGAGATGAGCACCCCTGATCGTTTAGCGGCATCAAGAATCTGACTCATTTGATTTCTGTTAGCTCTTTCTTGCGTTGTTCTTTGGCTGCGTCAAGTTGTTTGATAGCTTCAGGATTGTTCTTCAGAGCCTTATAAGCTGTCGTAAAGGCTTGCTTCAGATCTTCCATGTTCTCAGCCTCGCTCACGATCTTGAGGTGGTCTGTTGGATCTTCTTTATTCTCTTCTGGCAGATCCTCTCCAGCGTATATGTAGAGACCGATACCGTGCAGCGAGATAGCTTTAGCTAAACATCTCTGCATGGCTGTATTGGCTGCAAATGCGTCAGGGTTTGCAATTGCTTTGTTCTTGTAATCCATGACAGGCAGTTGTGCAGTGCGAGATACTCCGAACGCTTTGACCTCACAAAACACCATCACCGTGTCGCCCCACATCTGATGGGGTTTGTACTCCCATGTGGCGGTCGGATCGTGTTGCAACAATGTATCTACAGCCCATGCCCACGAGAGGTAAGAAAGGCCGTTTTTCTTCTCGACCTTCTCGGTTACGTTGATCTTTCTAAGTTCGTTGAATTTCATGTTTGGCTCCTTTATTTGATGAACAGGTAGAGCAGTGTTCCGTAGCAAATCCCTAATGCTGTGCATAAGATCCAGTCACTCCTCGTTATCTTGTACTTGGTCAAGTTCGTACTCCTGTTGTTCCAACTGTTGTTGGTAGTCATCTTGTTCCCTTTCTTTGTCGTATTCGTAAAGTTTTCTGTCTAGCCAAGCATCGTAATCAACGCTCATAGTGTTTCCTTTGTATGGATGACGCAGAATTCTTCTAAAGCTAAGTCAAACGTAATTTCTCCAGTCTTTACGTTGTAGTTGTCATAGAAGTATTCTTTTAGGATTTTTTCTAACTGCTCTTGTGTAAGTACGATCTTCATGTTGGCTCCTTGTTTCGATGGAGTAATCTTAGGCTTATCAACTACTAAAGACTGTCATCGTGACGACAATCTCTGCCGCTGATACCAAAAAGAAACGCCGTTCGTCGGTAAGTCCTACTCAGAGGTCTTTAGCTGCGCTTCGTGAGCGAGGTTACTTATGTCAGATCGTCGAGCACTGGAACCCGTGGGCTCGTATACGCCAAGACTTATTTGGGATAGGCGACATACTTTGTCTTAGAGACGAGGAGACGCTTTTAGTTCAAACGACCTCAAGAGCTAACGTCTCAGCCAGGGTGAAGAAGATTGCAGAGAGTGAACACCTTCCGGCTATTTTGAGGGCAGGATGGAAGATAGAGGTTCATGGCTGGGGTAAGTTAAAAAAAGGGTGGACTTGCAAGGTTATTGAAATTTGATTTAGACTCTTATTTGTTTCACCGCATTGGCTAGGGTAGCTCCCGAAAAGCAGCCTCATCACCTGCCTGCCAAATGCTTCTTCAGTGATGGCAACCTTTGATGAAAGGTAAAAATGCACTACTACCAACACCATATTGGTGACTTCATTAAGGACACCTCGTTCTTAACCAACGAAGAAGTTGGCATCTACATGAAGTTACTTTGGCTTTACTACGACACAGAAAAGCCGCTTCCAAACTCACTGCACGAACTTTCAATGAAGGTCAATGGCCGCGATAAGGAACAAGCCATATCGGGGCTGCTTAGCATGTTCTTCACGCTAGAGGAAGGAAGCTGGCATCACAAACGATGCGATAGGGAGATAGCCCACTATCACCAGCAATTGGAAGCCGCTTCCAAGGCTGGAAAAGCATCAGCCGCTAAACGAGCGTTGAACAAGCGTTCAACGGACGTTCAACAGCCGTTCAACGACCGTTCAACGACCGTGCAACCAACCAATAACCAACAACCAATAACCAATAACCAACAACCAAATATAAAGCAACGCTCGGCAAGCTCGCTTCGTCCTAGTGACGTTAGCGAATCTGTTTGGGATGACTTTCTTGCTATCAGGAAGGCTAAGAAGTCACCGCTTACCGAAACTGCGCTGAAAGGTATTAGGCGAGAGGCTGGGCTTGCAAACCTAACGCTTGAGAAGGCTTTGCAAATGTGCTGCGCTAGGGGTTGGCAAGGATTCAAGGCTGACTGGGTTACAGACGATCTTAAGAAGGAAGATCATTACAAGCAGTCCTTAGACATTATCTTTGGCAGAAACAGGCATGAGAAGGACATCACGCCTAACAATCTACTGGAGGGCTAAGGCATGGACATACAAGTTATTGAGGCGATCTTTAAGAAACTTTCCATGACTTACGGAAAGGCTTTTCTCGACCAGTATCGAGACATGAACATCCAAGAGGTTATGGAGAACTGGGCGCACGAGTTATCTGGGTTCTCTACAAGCCCTCATGCCGTGGCCTACGCGATGGAGTGCTTGCCAGCAGATAAGCCGCCTAACGTGTTGCAGTTTCGGTCTTTGTGCAGGCAGGCTCCGCCTCCGTTTTATCAGCGACTAGAAATGACGATAGATAAGACTAAAGGACTAGAGCAGGTTGCAAAACTCAAGCAAATAATTAGACCTCGCAATTTAGAAGGGGAATTTTGATGACAGACAAAGAGAAAGCCTACGCACTGCTAAGAAAGTTAGCAGACGAAACAACGTATGTGATGGTGCATCCCAACGAGCTAAGGATTCTTCTTGATGATCTTGACCACATGAGGTTGAGAGTAAGGATTGCTAGAGAAGAACTTAGCGACGCTTGGCAGCTTTATAGAGGGGATATGGCATGAGTGGCGATCACAACATGAAAGATTCTTTTGAATGCCCAAGGTGCGGACATTGCTGCGCTGTTGATGAATGGGAGGTTCAAGACAACGTAAACCATCCTAAGCACTACACATCACATCCTTCTGGCGTAGAGTGCATCGAGATCACGGAGCATATGAACTTCAACCTCGGTAATGCTACTAAATACGTTTGGAGAAGTAGCTTAAAGGGTAAAAATGTTGAAGATCTAAAGAAGGCTATTTGGTACTTAGAAAGAGAGATAGCGAGGATAGGATGACTGACGAGCAAAAGAAGATTTTGACTTACCTGAAAAAGCGTAAGACACCTGCTGACCTAAAGTCAGTGAGGCTACAAACAAAGATTGATAAACAGACAACGGTGAATTCCCTAAACGCTTTGCTTAAAAAAGGCTGCATAAAAACTTCGTTTAGGATAGACCCGTTTACTAAAGAACGTGTTTGGGAATGGGTTAAAGATGAGTACGAGGTCAAGAAGGTGTCCAGGCCCAAGAAAAAGTTCAAACCTGTTTTATCCAAGCAGGAAGAAGGCGTTGACATCAGTTTCTTTAATAACCCGTTCAATTTGAGGGTCGCATGAACTTACACGAAGCAGCAGCCATGAGTGCAGCACAAGACATCATCGAGCAGGCACAGTCAACAAGTGCTCTTGAACAACGAGCACTAGCAATCGTCAATCTGTCTGTAGAGCTACACAGGAAAGCCATAGACCTAAGACTGCAAGCAGAAGAGATTCTCAAAGAAATAAGGTATGGGTTAAAATGAAAGTTGGCTCCTTCCCCTCCTTTGCCCGACGCGATGTTGGGCGTTTTTTTGTATGAATGCGGCGGTCTACACGGCGATTTTTGGCAACTATGACCCGTTGCATTACGCGGTCAGACAAAGCGTTCCTACGGCCTTCTACGCGATCCTGGATGGTGCTAAGAAGCCTCAAGGATGGCAGCAAGTCATCACAAGCAGACGCTTCTCAGATCCTCGTATGGATGCCAAGTGGTTTAAGGTATTCCCAGACAAGTTAGAGTTTGCTGAGGATTATGTGATCTGGATAGACGGGTCGATAAGGATCACAAGTCCTGAGTTTGTGGCTTACATGATCGACCAGGCCGGAGATACGATGGCAGCATTCCAACATCCCTGGAGGACTTGTATCTACCAAGAGGCCGGAGAGTGTTGGGATATGGTTAAGTATCGAGATCAACCTATCTTGGCTCAGGTCGAGCATTATCGGGATCAGGGGTGGCCGCAGGACGCGGGTCTTATTGCTGGCGGGGTTTTGTGTTGGAATCGGAGTTACATCAATCCCCAGGCTAATCAGGACTGGTGGATTGAGATGATGAAGTGGACGCTACAGGATCAACTGTCCTTTCCGATCATCGCAGACAGAAACGGGTTAGAGGTCAATGTTTGCACAGAAAACCTTATGAATAACAAATACTTTCAGGTGGTAGCCCACCATAGGATGGCGGAGTATGAAAAAAGTTCCGATACTCATTTGTACGGTAGGGAGTCCAAGTCTTGAAATCACGTTGTCGTCAATCAAACTTTACGCCAAAGATGCGCCGATATATCTGTCGAGTCGGGCCGAGACAATGGACGAACGAATTTACAGATGGGTACTCAATTCGTCGGGTAACTTTGGTGATGCCTATAACAGGATTCTTGACGACGCATTCCAACATCACGATTCAGTCATCATCGGTAACGACGACATCTGCCTGACTCCAGACTCTTATAGACTCATTCTTGAGGATGCCGAGCATCTACAGAAGGCAGGGCATAAGATCGGTGTTTTAGGTGCGAGATCGGATTACGTCTTAGAGGCCCAGAACATCCGGTTCGAGGGTGGGGCAAGACACGGGATGAAATGGGCCGAAGAAGAAACAATCAAAGAAACAAGCGTCATTGCGCCGATCTTTGCTTATGTGACTAAGGAAGCCTTCCAAGCGGTCAGGTTTCCTCCCATCAACTGGTTTTCAGATAACGTCTTTTGTCATACACTTACAGTATTGGACTTTAAGCATTTTGTTTCAAGGAGTTACGTTCACCATGCAGGCAGTCAAAGTGTGGGCAAGGACGACTCCAAGAACATCAAGGAGGCAGCAATATGGATGTGGGCAAACGAACCAGGGATAGCAAGACACTACCGTCTCCCTACAAGCTAAAAGTGCCTCCTGTGCCCATTAGGTATGACCGGAAAGTAGGCATTCCTTTGCAACCACAAAAGGCTAAAAAATGAAGGGCTTACTTTCTCCTAAAGTGATGATCGTTGTGAAACAAAACGGCGAGGACGAAGAATCATCAGACTGTCCGATTGCAACACAAGACATCGAGGTTAACCTCAAGAATCGTCAGAAAGCGATAGACAAGGCTCAATACGGGCCTATGAACCCTAACGAGCCTAATAGTCAGTATTGGCGTGACATGGGTGCTAAGTGGCGTGTTTCTGGTGAGCAGGCAAAGAAGTCTCGTTGCGGGAACTGCGCTGCCTTCAACCAAAAGCAGTCCATGCTTGACTGTATTGAACAAGGTTTAGGCGAAGAAGATGATTGGTCGGCGGTCGATGCTGGCGATCTTGGTTTCTGCGAAATCTTTGACTTTAAGTGCGCTGCGCTGAGAACTTGTGCGGCGTGGGTTACTGGTGGGCCTATCACAGACGAGGAAAGCGATGAAGAAGGCGATATGGGAGAAGGCGAGACCGAAGAAGCTGGGGAAGAGTGAACCTCTTTCTAAGTCTGAGAAGAAGTCCGCTAAAGATATGGCCGCATCTGCTGGTAGACCCTACCCAAATCTTGTGGACAACATGAGAGCAGCGAGGAAGAAATGAAAAAGACCAAGGCTGAAAAGAAGATCTCCAAGGTTATGACCGAATTCGGCAAAGGACAGCTCCACTCAGGCAAGGGTGGCCCAGTTGTCAAGAGCCAAAAACAGGCTGTAGCGATTGCCCTATCTCAAGCTGGCAAAGCTAAAAAGAAATGACTGCCGCTTGGACTAGGAAAGAAGGCAAGAACGCTAAGGGTGGCCTAAACGAGAAGGGTCGGAAGTCTTACGAGGCTGCAAACCCTGGGTCTAACCTGAAGGCTCCTGTTAAGAGCGGCGATAACCCGCGCAGAGCGAGTTTCCTAGCGAGAATGGGTAACATGCCAGGGCCAGAGCGTAAACCTGATGGCAGCCCTACTAGACTGCTTCTCAGTCTAAAGGCATGGGGTGCGAGTTCTAAGGAAGATGCAAGAGCAAAAGCAAAGGCAATTTCGGCGAGGAACAAGAAGTGAAGCGCAGAAAGGGTTTGCTAGACGAAGAGAAGTTCCTGCCTCCGTTACCAGAGCAGTTGCCGAGAGGTGTGAGTTCGCTTCCAGGGTACGGGCAGACTAGTCCTGTAGCACAAGGTCTACTAGGGTTTACGGGTAGGAACCCGACGTATTCGGTGATGAGTCCAGAAGCACAGCAGATGTCTGATGCTTACAGACTAGGTGAACAAGCAAGCGTTGCTAGTCAGTTTTACGGGTCTGTGCTTCCTTTTGCGGCAGCGTCAACGATGGCAAGCGCACAGCGAGCAGGAAGTTTGTTGAGTCCGCTAACTGTGTTTCATGGTTCACCGCACAAGTTCAAGAAGTTCGACGCCAGCAAGATCGGCACGGGTGAAGGTGCTCAAGCTTATGGCCATGGGCTGTACTTTGCTGAGAATCCTGCTGTGGCTAAATCTTATCAGTCAGTTGGCGGTTATTTGTCTAATGATCCTGTAAGGATGGCGGCTGATACTGTTTCGTCTCATGGAAGCGAGAAAAAGGCTTTATCTCATTTGCAAAGCATTTTGCCTCCAGTCGGAGAAACGACCTTTACGGGCCATACACGAGATCAAATAGAAAAAGCAATAAGCGCAATTAAGTCAGGCCAGCATAAAGAAGTTTCTGGCTCTCTCTACACTGTAGACATCCCAGATGAAAAGATTGCTCAAATGCTGGACTGGGATAAGCCACTGAGCCAGCAGCCCAAAGCAGTGCAAGAATTTGCTAAAAGCAAAGACCCAAACCTTGCAAGCAAGGAGCCTCATTTTTTAGCACCTTCAGGCGAAATTTTCCATTGGACAGAACTTCTTGAAAATATTGACCAATTAAAAGATAAAAAAATGCGAGAGATGTCGCCAAAAATTTTTGGTGGTGGCGAATGGGTTGATTATGGAGATTACCTGCTGAGCAAAACAACGGGCGGCGACTTTTATCGTAGCCTTTCAGCGCCATCGGAGTGGAGCAAGCAGGCGTCCATTGGCGCAGGAAGGACGGGTTTTGATGATGTAGAAACTTCTGCGTTATTGCGTGAAGCAGGAATACCAGGAATACGCTACCTAGACCAAGGGTCAAGAGGTAAAGGCGGTACAAGTAACTTTGTCGTATTCCCAGGCGAAGAAAGTAAACTAAGGATCATGGAAATTAACGGAAAACCTGTAGTCATAGACGAAGAAGAGCTAAGACGATCAGGACTACTAGGTGTTGCACAGTAACAACAGAAGGATAGTAAAATACAGTGGAAAACAAATGGATTCCTCCAAACGCAGGATTAGGTAGACCAAAGGGTGCGCCTAACAAATCTACTGCGGCAGTTAGGGAAGCCATTGCAAAGATGGCGGAACTAAACGCACCTCATTTCGCTATGTGGCTAGACCAAGTAGCCGCAAAAAGCCCAGAAAAGGCTTGCGATATTTACTTGAGGGCTATCGAGTACCACATACCTAAGTTGGCAAGGACAGAGGTAACAGGTCAGGACGGGCAACCAGTTGCTTTACAAGTGACATGGGCGCAACCAGAATAGTCATTCCGTATGCACCGCGAGCGCAACAGCTACAGATACACCATGCGCTTGCAGACAAGCGATTCGGAGTTGTTGTGGCTCACCGTCGTATGGGGAAATCAGTCTCTGCTGTCAACCATCTCATTAGAGCAGCGATAGAGAACACCAAGGAGGCTCCAAGATATGCGTTTATTGGGCCTACCTACTCCCAGACCAAGCGAGTCATCTGGGATTACCTCCTCAAGTTTACCGAGCCCATTAACGCCACTGCCAATATTGCGGAACTTAGGGTTGATTTCTGGGGCAGACGCATCCAACTTGCGGGGTCTGATAACCCAGACTCTCTTAGAGGACAGTATTTTGACGGCGTTGTATTCGACGAATTCGGCGACCAGAACCCTAAAATTTGGTCGGAAGTGGTTCGTCCGGCCCTATCGGACAGAATGGGATGGGCGTTATTCCTCGGAACCCCAAAGGGAAACAACCACTTCAAAACCCTGAGAGACCATGCAGAGCAGCATAACGATTGGGCACTGCTTGAGTTCCGAGCATCCGAGACAGGTCTTATCCCTCAGACTGAACTCGACGCAGCCAAGTCCGAGATGGGAGACGACAAGTACCTGCAAGAGTTTGAGTGTTCCTTCGACTCAGCAATCGAAGGAAGTTACTACGGGCAACTTCTCAATGAGCTACCGTCTGAGCGATTCCACGACATCCCTGTAGACGGATTGGCTAAGACTTACTGCGCCTGGGATCTAGGCATAGGCGACTCCACTGCTATCTGGGTGTGTCAGAGAGTGGGTCTAGAGACACGACTGATTGACTTTGTGGAGAACCACGGTCAAGGACTTGACTGGTATGTGAACTGGCTGAGAGCGAATCACTATGAGTTAGCCGAGCAGTTACTGCCTCATGATGTGCAAGTTAGAGAGCTAGGCTCAGGAAGATCGAGACTAGAACTCCTGCAAGAAGCAGGGCTAAACATTACGATTGTGCCGAGAATGGGTGTTGACGATGGGATACAAGCCGTGAGAAGGCTGATTCCCTTTTGTTGGTTCGACTCCAAGACTAAGCGCGGAGTGGACGCACTAAGGAATTATCGGCGACAATACGACGATAAGCGTCAAGTCTATTGGGATAAGCCTTTACATGACTGGGCATCTCATGCTTCTGACGCATTTCGGTATCTTGCGGTTGGCATGTCAGAAACAACGAGTTGGTCTAAGCCGCTGAAACCTAACGTATCTTGGGTGGTCTAAATGGATGACGGACGATTAAAGGCGATTCTCCAAGGTGAGATTGATAACGCGATAGGTTTCTTGGAGACCGAGACGGTCGAGCAACGTAAGAACGCGCTCACTGCCTACATGCGTGACCCCTACGGGAACGAGGTAGAGGGTCGCAGCCAGATCGTAACCGGAGAGGTTGCAGAAGCTATCGACGGGATGCTACCGCCTCTCATGCGTTTGTTTACGTCTGCTGATGAGATTGGCGTATTCGAGCCTGTAGGCCCAGGTGATGAGCCTATGGCAATGCAGGCAACTGAGTATTGCAACTGGGTGCTGATGAAGCAGAACCCTGGCATCTCGATCATGCACGACTGGTTTAAGGACGCAATCCTTCAGAAGGTCGGTGTCATTAAAGCCTACTGGGACGACTCGATTTCAGTCACTAAGGAACAGTACGCGAACCTGACAGACGACGAGCTAGCCATGCTTATGTCTGACGGGACGATGGAGATCGCAGCGCAAGAGACGATTGAGCAGGACATGGACGGTCAAGTCATGCGTGTCCATAACGTCGCGCTCATGAAGAAAACCAAGGCCGGAAAGATCAAGGTCGAGAACGTACCTCCCGAAGAGTTCTTGATCTCTAAGGCAGGAAAGACTGTTCGAGATACGCCTTTTGTCGCGCATCGAAAACTCATCACAAGGTCGGATCTTGTTTCAATGGGGTTCGATCCTGAAATCGTGATGAACCTTCCGGTCTACAACGACTTGGAGTTTTCCGCTGAGTACATAGCTCGATACAACCGAGACGAACAGCCTTACATGGAGCCAAGTCTCGATAAGTCCATGCAGACGGTTGAGGTGTTCGAGTGCTACCTAAAAACTGACTACGACGGGGATGGGATCGCAGAACTAAGACGGGTGCATTTTTCGGGCAACGAAATCCTAAGTAACGAGGAAACCGACTATGTTCCGTTTTACACCATCTGTCCTATTCCGATTCCTCACAGGTTTTTTGGGGATTGTCCTGCTGATCGTACAGTTGATCTCCAGCTTATCAAGACTACTGTGACGAGGCAGATGCTTGATAACCTGTACCTTCAAAACAATACCCGTATGGGTGCTGTCGAGGGTCAGGTCAACCTCGATGATCTCTTGAGTGTTACGCCTGGTGGTGTGGTTAGGATGAAGAATCCTGCCGCACTGGTTCCGATTACGACGCCTCCTGTTGGTCAGCAAGCCTTCCCTCTTTTAGAGTACCTCGATCAGGTTCAGGCTAAACGCACAGGCGTTACAGAAGCCTCTCAGGGTCTTGACCCTAACATCCTACAGAACGTGACTGCCGCGGCTATAGCGGCTCTTACGCAAGCCTCACAAGGCAAGATAGAACTCATCGCTAGGATCTTTGCAGAAACAGGCGTAAAAGACTTATTCAAAGGGTTATTACATCTTTTATGCAAGTACCAGGACAAAGCAGTTTTGATTCGGATGCGTGGGCAGTACGTCCAGTACGACCCAAGAGAGTGGTCGAACCAGTACGATGTGTCAGTGAATGTCGGACTTGGCACTGGGAGCATGGAGCAAAAGATGGCCATGCTCTCAATGGTTCTGTCCAAGCAAGAGCAGATCATTCAAGCGTACGGCCCAAACAATCCTTTGGTGAGTGTCTCGCAGTACAGATCAGTATTAGGAAAACTTATTGAGGCAGCAGGGTTCCCAGATTCAGCAGAGTTCTTTAAGCCTGTAGGCCCAGAGGTTGATGCTGCACTTGCGCAACCCCAACAGCAACAAGGCCCAGATCCCGCGGTTCAAATGATGATGGCTCAAGCTCAAGCAGACATCGAGATCAAGCGTCAGAAAGCTATGGCCGATATTCAGCTTGCTAGAGAAAAGGCTTTAGCCGAGCTAGAACTCAAGCGTATGGAGTTCGAGGCAGAAGCGCAGATGAAGGCGATGAAAGTCGGAGCAGGTATTACTGGCAACGTCGAGATACCAGGGTAAATCATGGCTACATACAACGGATATACAACCGATCAGCTTAGGGCGTTTGTCGATCAGTACTTCTCAAACCCTAACAGCGCAGACGTTCAGTATCTTCTCAATCAAGGACTGATCTCTAACACCAATCCAGATACGTTGTTGTACTTTGGCCTGACAAACATGTTGGGCTTTAGCCCTGACACCGCTAGGTCTGCCGTGTCGGACGTTTTCTCTGCTTCGTCTACACCGGAACCAGGAACGCCAGAACCTCCTCCAGTTTACGAGCCTCCTCCAGTTTACGAACCCCCGCCCGTTGTAACGCCACCTCCGGTTGTTACTCCTCCGGTTGTAACTCAACCTCCGGCTACAACGACTCCGACTGTGCAAGAGGTTATCAACACCATTACCCAACCAGTGAGTACACCCGTGGCTACACCAACTTTAGAGCCCTGGCAGAAGCTAGATGCTTCTGGAAACATTGTTGCTAAAACAATGGCTGACTACACGCTAGCGGAGATGGTTCCTTACGCGCAGAACATCATCGCGCAGCAACAGGCTTCAGGGACTTACGTTACGCCTGCTCAGTTTCAGACGTTTGCAGCAGAACAGGGTGTCCCTGCAAGCCAGATTCCTGCGTTGATTGCCTCTCTTACGTTTCCCACTGCTCCGGTAACGACACCACCACCAACAACCACGCCTACAACAACCACAGGCCCGAAACCATTGTCTGCGTACACCAGCGCAGAGATGATCCCGTATATACAGAATCTTTTCCGCGATAACCCATCTGCTACCGCGCAGATGGTCAGACAGTACGCGATGTCGCAGAATGTGCCTGCTAGCGTGATTGATGCGGCATTAGGTGGTGTTCAGGTTCCGACTGCTAACTTCTCGCAGTTCACTGTAGGCGGTGGGAACACTCGTCTTGCAACACCGACTACTGACTTCTTTTACGGTGCTGGCCCAACACAACAAGCACCCTATATGTTCAAGTCAGGGGCAGCGGGATATACACGCTTACTCCCTCAGTCATTAGAGTTTGGCGTTCCTGCTGCTACCGGAACCAAGCCAGTGTTTACGCCTGGGATATTCGACAAGGCTGCGCTACAGCAGGCTTACGAGGCGCAGACAGGTCAAAGCTATGGCGGCGAGGTTGTTCCAGCCAATGACATCACACAAGCAAGCTACATGGGTGGCAAGATCACGCCAGATAAGATTGCTTATGAGAAAGGCGGGAAAGTCAAAGGTCTACTTGGGCCAAAGCCTGACAGCCCTGACGATGGTTACGCAAGCCTGCAAGTAGGCGAATACGTTATCCGTAAGAAGGCTGTCAACAAGTACGGAGAGGATTTCCTAGAGGCTCTGAATGAGTCACGCATCCCTAAAAAGAAGGCTAAAGGACTTTTATGACCCAACGATGGGAACGAGCAAAGGCTTTACTTGGCGACGAGTTTCTGAACGAAATCTTTGCTGAGTTGGAAAAAGACAACATCGAGCGTATTATCAATAGTCATCAGGACGACATTGAGCTTCGTGAGGACTCGTATCTCATGATTAGCGCAGTGCGTCGTGTGAAAGCGCGTCTTGAGTCCGTTGCCGCCGAAGGCGAGATGAACAAGAGACGATTCAAACTTTTTAAGTAGAGGTTAGTTTATGGAAAGCAGCAACCCGCAAGGGACTAGCTTGACAGTGGGACAGGCAGCGGATGCCTTCTTGGGTTTGATGGGTGGCGGCGAACCTCCTCCGGAGCAAGTTCAAGACCAGTCAGAAGAACAAGAAGTTGTTGCCAGTGAATCTGAGTCCGAGGAAGCAGTAGAGGAGACTCAAGAGGAGGAACAGCGTTTTGTGGTGAAAGCCGCAGGCGAAGAGCGCGAGGTGACCCTCCAAGAGTTGATCGAAGGCTACCAAAAAGGAACGGATTACCATAAGAAAACTAACGCGCTTGCAGAACAGCGTAAAGCAGTAGAGGCAGAGAAAGCCGCTGTCGAGCAAGCAAAGCAGGCACGAGATGCCTATGCCGAGCGACTGAAGGTGATGGATCAATTCCTAAGCCAGCAGATGCAAGGTGAGGATATTGAGAGTTTGAAAGAGACCGACCCGATAGCTTATGCGGTGAAGGTCGCGGAAATGACTCGCCAAGAGAAGCAACTCCAGCAGTTGAGAACCGAGCAGCAACGCATTGCCAGAGAGCAACAAGCCGAGCAAGAGGTTCACATGGAGAGGCGTATCGCGGAGGAGGCGCAGAAGGTTGCAAGCGCAATCCCAGACTACGCCGATCCGAAGAAGGGTGAGAAAGTCCGTAGTGATTTGAGAGCGTTTGCAAAGTCCATAGGATATTCGGATGCGGAACTTGCAAGTGCCACTGACTCTCGTGCCGTGGTGACGTTATGGATGGCCGCGCAGTATCAGAAGTTGCAGCAGAGTAAGCCTGGGGTAACCAAAAAGGTTACGGAGGCTCCGAAGTTGTTGAAGCCTGGGACTGCAACAGGTAAGACCATTCAGTCGGAAGCAGCAAAACAGGACTTTGCGCGTCTTAAAAAGACAGGTAGTCGGCAGGACGCAGCAAGGGTTTTTGAACGATTCTTGTAATACGGAGTAATCATGACTGTTCCTACAGGCACTTTTCAGACCTTCACCGCTATCGGTCAGCGTGAAGATCTAACCGATGTTATCTACAACATCAGCCCGACCGAGACCCCTATCCTTTCGTCGCTTGCTCGCACGAAAGCTACCGCTGTTTATCACGAGTGGCAGACGGATACCCTGGCAGCAGCAACCACCAACAACGCACAAGTTGAAGGTGACGACGCTACAGCGGCAACCATCAGCCCGACGACTCGTCTCGGTAACTACACGCAGATTGTTTCCAAGACGATCCAAGTGTCGGGAACCATGATGGCAGTTGATCTTGCAGGCCGTCGTGCAGAGAAGGCTTATCAACTCTCGAAGGCTTCACAAGAACTCAAGCGTGACCAAGAGACGATCCTTGCCGCTAACCAAGGTCGCAGTGCTGGTAACTCGTCCACGGCTCGCAAGTTGGGTTCGCTTTTGTCTTGGCTCAAGACTAACTCGAACTACAACACGACCGACGGTGCTAACCCCACCACAATCGGCGTGAGCACTCGTTCAGACGGCACAACCCGTACCTTTACCGAGGCAATCCTTAAGGATGGCGTTCAGCAGGTTTACACCTCTGGCGGTAGCCCCAAGATCCTCGTTGTTGGCCCTGCACTCAAGCAGACCGTTTCGGCCTTCGCAGGTATCGCAGCACAGCGTTACATGGCTCCTTCTGACGCACCGACGACCATCATTGGCGCGGCTGATGTCTATTTAAGTGACTTCGGCTCGATTTCGGTTGTACCTGATAGGTTCGTTCGTAGCCGTGACGCGTTCATCCTTGATCCGGAATACGCAGCAGTTGGTTATCTGCGTCCTTTCCAGACCAACGAACTTGCAAAAACTGGTGACTCTGAGAAAACCCAGATCCTTGCTGAGTTCACGATGGAAATGCGTAACGAGGCTGCCCACGGTATTTTGGCTGACCTCAAGACAGCGTAACAAAAACTGTGGTAAAAAAGAGGGAGGCGTAACAACCTCCCTTTTTTTATGCTCAAAACTAAATTTCATGCAACCGACGACCAGTATGTCTTTGAAAGAGTTCAAGACATAACGGCTATTATCGAGCAGAACAAAGCACTGTATAACGCCACTGACGAGCGCGAGCGTTGGGGTGAGTGGACGCGGTACGCACAACTACCCTATGCAGTAATTGACGATCTAAACAACCAAGGGATCATGCGTGGCTTTGCCATCGTAGACGAAAAGAAGTTCAGGGCGTGGATGAACGACCCAGAGAACAGACACTTCAGAACTCGTCCAGGAAAAGTATGAAGATAGCTCTTTGTGTTCCATGTCGGGACACGATGATGACGGGGACATCCTTCGATATGGCTCGTTTGGCGGCATATGACGGGGCCAATAGGTGCGCGTTAACAGGAGGATCGTTCCTCTTGTACACAGCCCCAGGGACACTCATATTCAGTCAGAGAGAGTCATTAGCCAAAGAAGCCTTAGCAGATGGTGCTGAGTACATTCTTTGGGTGGACTCGGATATGAGATTCCCCAAGAACACGTTAGAACGACTGTTAGCACACGGACAAAAGATCGTCGGGGTAAACGCAGTCACCAGACGTAAGCCAGTTTTACCAACGGCGATTAACTTTCACCAAGATAAAGAGATCTTTGAGAAGATCGAGAGTCGAGGTAAGAAGGGTATCGAGGAGGTGACTGCTGTAGGTTTTGGGGTTGTGCTAACCCACAAGTCTGTGTTTGAGGCTATGCCGCAACCTTGGTTTGATGTAGTATGGGGGGCGGGTGGTCTAATTGGCGAAGATGTGCATTTTTGCGTGAAAGCCCTAGATCACGGGATTAAGACTTTCGTGGAT